ACAATTCCAGGAGAAGGACAAGGTAGCAGTATTGCACCAAGACAAGACTTTGGTAGAGATATAGGATTAAACTTGGCTAACAATTTAAGAAATGCAGAATTTAGGCTCCCTAGTGAAAACTTTTATGAGGTTACTGGAGAAAATGCAAATGCTTCAGATATTATTAGAAAGTTACAATCAACAGATATAGTTGGTAAAACATTTACTGGTATAAGACAATTAAACATTCCTGAATTTTCAAATATTTCTCCTGAAGAGGCTTTTAACAAAGTAGGAAATTTATACAATAATATGCAAGAAATAATAGACTCGACTAACATAAAAACACTAGACAAACCTAAAGTAAAATTTTATAAGACAAAAGTATTCAAGAAAGGAAAAGATTATTAATGGCTACCGTAAAAGAATTATACGATTATATTAAACTTCAGCAAAAAGAAGGAAAACCAATTACACCTTTACATGAGTCAATCATTGAAGCGTATGAAGCTGATGAACCAAAAACAACAAAAAAAGTAGATGTAACATTTCAAAAAAATAAAAATGAAAACCAGAATTGATAAAGCAAGTTAGAAAATATCCATATAAACATTATAATAGATTTTCAGATACTACCGGTAGAAAATATTTAGTTGGTGAAGCGAAAGTTCCAAGCGTCACTACAATATTATCAGCTACAAAAGACAAAAAATTTCTAGACAACTGGCGTAGAAAAGTAGGCGATAAAGAGGCAGATCGAATAATGAATCAAGCTTCAACCATAGGCACAGAAATGCACCAAGTATTAGAGTACGCTTACAATGGACAAGGTTATTACAACGATAGTGCTCAAGGTAAACAACCTAGAATGATGGCAAAAATAATTTTAAAAAATTTACAAATTGATGAAGTGTGGGGAAATGAAGTATCTCTAGAATATAACAATCAGTTTGCGGGAACTACAGATTTAGTAGCTATGGCTTATGGAAAACCCTCTATAGTGGATTTTAAACAATCAAATCGACCAAAGAAAGAGGAGTGGGTAGAAGATTATAAATTACAATTAGGAGCGTANTATCTAGCTCATAAATCTAACTACGGACCAATAGAACAGGGTATAATTAGTATTTGCACCCGAGACCTTCAATATCAAGAGTTTAAGCTCTCAGAGCCCGATTTGATCGATTATAGCGATAAATTTTTGGAGCGTGTAGAACAGTTTAAAAAATTACAATAACCAGTCTTTAAGCTCTTCTTCTCCTAAAGTTTTAGCCGCAATTTGGCCTTTTTTGGTTAATGCTTTCATAATCTTTTCATCTATAGTGTTCTCAGCAATTATATCCACTATCACTACTGTACCTGTTTGGCCCGACCTATGGGCTCTATCTTCCGATTGTTTTCTAACTTCTAAATTATAATTGTTTGAAAAATACACTACGGTTTTAGCTGCAGTTAAAGTTAAACCATAACCCCCCGTAGTAGGGTTACTAAGAAAAAATCTTACTTTTGAATTATTTTGAAAAGAATCTATGGCACTTGTTCTATCTTTAACTTTTGTCTCTCCATAAATTTCAACAAAAGAATCTTTACCATATTTTTCAGTCAAAAATTGTTTTAGTTGTTTAATGTTATGTAAGTAATTAACCCAAATGATCATTTTATCATCTGTTTCCTCTATTATTTCTTCAAGGGCATTTATCTTAGCTTTACCAAACTCTTGAATGTTTCCGTCATCATCCTTAATAAATCCGTTAGTAAGTTGGTGTAGTTTAATTATTTCAGTTAACTTATTAGAAAAGGATATTGTCGTATCACGGACAACGGCCAAAGCACGTCTTCTTAATTTTTCATATAAAATACCCTGTTCACCTGAGAGTTGAATAACTCTTTTTTGTCTAACTTTTGGTATTAAGTCTAAACACTCATCCTTCCTAACCCTAAAAGAAAAAACATTTAGTCTATGTTCAAGCTCCTCCATGTTTTTATAAAATTTAGGAATTGTAATGTATCTGTTAGCACCCATTTGAATTTGTTGCATTTCAGCATATCTNTTTCTAAAAGCATAGTAGCTTTCATAACCTAACAGTTTTGGATCTAAAAAATAACACTGACTATATANATCTAAAGGTGACTTTGTTACTGGCGAACCCGTTAATATTCTCCTGTACTTTATAAGCTTTCTAAGTTCTAAAATATATTTAGTTCTTTTAGCTTTAGGATTTTTGATTGTAGTAGATTCATCTACTACTACATAATTTTTAGGAAATTTTTTTAAAAATTTAACGACTGATTCAAAACCATTTTTATTACTTAAAGCCTCTACATTAATTAGAAATACTTTGAGGTCCTTACTTTTTTCAAACCAAACCCAATCTTTTGGTTTATCAACTTTCCATTGAAAAATATTACGTTTTACAATATCTGGCAGATGTGTTTTTATCTCATTACACCATATAGTATATACAGACTTAGGAGCTATAACTAAAACGGTATCTATTTCTTTTTTTAAATACAGGTATCCTATATTATCTATTGCTGTCTTAGTTTTACCAGTCCCCATTTCCATAAAGTATGCAAATGAATTTGCATCCGCGGACTTTTTTAGGGCCTCTCTTTGATGTTCAAAGGGATTCGTCTTATAAGGGTATTTCCATTCCATATCTAATATCTTTTTAAATTATTTTCTTGCAATTGTAAATAAAAATATTATTAATATGGGAGGAGGATGTTATGGAAAATAATAAATTAAATATTGAGCAATTTTCTAATTTAGAATTAGATAAAGATACGGTTGGATCAATAACTAAAAAATGCAATGAATATAAAAGTCTTCAAGATCAAATTGAAGATAAAGATAAAGAAATTTCTGAGCTAAAAAAGAAAGCTAAAGAGTATGAGGAACGTACAATTCCAGATATGATGCAGGAGGCAGGTGTTTCCAAGTTGGAACTATCTGATGGCACTAAGGTTGAAGTTAAACCTTTTTATGCCGCAAAAATTCCTGAGTCTAGAAACGATGAGGCTTTTAATTGGCTTAGAGATAATGGTCATGGTGACATGATTAAAAACGTTTTGACAGCTAATATAGACAAAGGTCAAGACAATCAAGTTTCAGCTTTAGTAGAGCTATGTGAAAAATTAGATTTTTCATATGCTCAAAAACAAAAAGTTGAGCCTATGACATTGAAGGCCTTTGTTAAAGAACAAGTTGAAAAAGGAAAAGAAGTTCCATTTGACATGTTTGGAGTATATATTGCTAACAAGACAAAAATAACGAAAAAATAACGGAGTAAAACGATGAAGTTAAACGATCAAAAAGAAGTCGCTATCAAACAAAAAGGTGGCGCAGTTGCAAATGTAAATTTAGAACAATTTGCAGATCAAGGATTTGATAATGTAGATTCAAAAAGTTTGGCGCTACCATTTTTAAAAATCCTTGGACAATTATCTCCTCAAGTAACTCAAGGAGATTCTCAATTCATATCAGAGGCTAGACCTGGTATGATATTTAATACGGTGACTAATCAGCTGTATGATGGTGCAAATGGCATCACAGTTGTTCCTTGCTTTTATAAGCTTGAGTACATCGAATGGAGAGATAGAGGTATGGAGGGTAGTTCTGCTCCCGTAAATATCTATCCTTCAGATAGTGATGTTATGTCAAAAACAACTAGAGATGACAAAAATAAGGATAGGCTTTCAAACGGAAATTATGTTGAAGAAACCGCTTCTCATTATGTCATGGTGCTCGATAAAAATAATGTTTCAAGTACTGCATTAATCACGATGAAATCGACTCAAAGAAAAAAATCTAAGAAGTGGAATTCCATGATGATGTCAGTAAGAGAAAAAAAAGGTGATGGAACTTTTTTTAAACCTGCTCCATTTACTCAAATGTATAATCTAAAAACTGTACTTGAAAAAAATAATCTTGGATCTTGGTATGGTTGGGAGATAGAACATATTGGAACAATAGCTTCTGAAGAAGCTTTACAAAGTGCCTATGAATTTTACAAAACTTGTAAGGATGGTGCTGTAAAAGTAAATCACGACAAAGAAGAAACTATAGCTAAAACACCGTTCTAGTATGCAAATACTTGACAAGACCTTGGAAGAGTTTGTACAACTCTTCCAGGGCTCATTAACATATTTTGGTGTTTCCAAACCCACGGGTAAAAAAAACTCAAAGGGTAAGGCTGAATTCAAACATTGGCTTGAACCTTCTCCAATGACAATTGATCATTGGAGGCAACATTTAAAAGGAGAAGCTTATTATGGGTCAGTTCCCATTCGAGATGATAATACATGCAGTTGGGGGGTCATCGATGTTGATCGTTATAATATACGGCATCAAGACCTTATATCCATTATACGTAAAAGAAAATACCCGCTCGTCCCGTTTAGATCAAAGTCCAACGGACTCCATTTAATTTTATTTATTGATGGTGTAGTACCTGCATCTTCAATGCGAAAAAAATTAATTCAAATAGCTTCTGATTTAGGAATTAATGATACAACGACTGATATTTTTCCTGCACAAGATGAAGTAGACTTAACCCCTGAAAAATGGGATGATAAAAGAAAAGGTAATTTTGTTAATCTACCTTATCAAAAATCCAATATGACCACACGAGTTGCTATGGATGATGAATGCAATTCAATAAAATTAGAAAATTTATTTGAATTTGTAAAAAAATTTAAATTAATTCCACAAGATTTTAATAAACTAAAAATTTATCAAGATGATGAAACAAAAGACTACCCTCCTTGTGTAGTAAATTTTATGAAAAATAAAGTTAAAAAAGGTGAAGGTAGGAACGATGCTATGTTTAATGTAGCCGTATTAGCTAAAAAAATTAATCCAGATCCTGTTATGTATGAAGAATGGACCAGAGAAATGATGGGAAAAGTTTGTAGTGAAAAACTTCATCCAAAAGAATTACAAAATATTTTTAAAGGTGTAGAAAATAAAGAATATGCTTATAAGTGTAAAACNTCTATCGCTAGGATGCACTGTGTTTCTAGTGANTGTATAAAAAGAAAATTTGGAATAGGTGCTAATGAGGCTNTTCCAGAGGTTGGTAAATTATTAAAAGTTAATTCTTATCCTGAACCGTATTGGATTTTACCTATACAAGGTAAATCTGTAAGGTTGTCAACAAAACAATTATATCAACAACAATTATTAGGAGAACAACTTTTAAATTACGATATTGTATGGAGAAGCTTAAAACCCTCTAAAAGAGACCCGGACCCCTATAAAGATTGGTTAGAGGAACTCATGACTAATAAACAAGATATGGAGGGATTTGATGCTCATGAAGAGAGAGAAGATGTATTTAATTCTAGAATATCACAATTTTTAGAAGACACAGAGGACACTACAGAATTTGATCAAATAGACTCTGGTAATGTTTGGATAGATAAAATTGAAATGAGATTTAAATTAGAAACCTTTAGAAAGTTCATGAAAAAAATGGGGTATAATTGGTCAGAAAGAGACTGCACAAGATTTTTAGAACAAGGTGGTGCACAACCTAAAAAGAAATTTCAAAACATTGACACACGTCATTGGGTTGTTAATTTACCAAAACAAACGGAGCATAAAAATAAAGATGTCAAGTTTACTAAGAAAAAAGTTGCATGGGAAGACAATTAAAATTTTTGGTCCTCCCGGAACAGGTAAGACTGAAAATTTATTAAAGAGAGTTCAAATGTATTTAAAAAAAGGATTTGAACCTGAAGAGATTTGTTACATATCATTTACAAATAAAGCGGTNGATGAATGTGTTAGCCGTATTAGAAAAAAATTTCAAAATATAGATGAGGATAGATTTAAATACTTTAGAACATTACATAGTTTAGCTAGACAGCAGTTTGCTGAGATACCGGTTTTAGATCCTAAAGTAGATTTATTAAATTTTCATACTGAGTACGGAACTATTAAAGTAAATTTTAAGGAGAGCTGGGACGACCAGAAAGTTTACAATAATTGGTCCTTACAATTATACGATCGAGCAAGAAATATGAAGGTAGATCCAATCTCATTGTATAAAAAACAAACTAGAAAAGGGGTACGTTTACAACAATTTAAATCTATTGTTGCAGGGTACGAGGACTTTAAATCAATGGAATTGGAGAACGGACAACGGACACCGGACAGATTAGATTTTACGGACATGGTAGAAAAATTTGTNGAAGACGGAGGACAATTACCNATAAAAGTNTTAATGGTAGATGAAGCTCANGATCTAACCCCGCTTCAGTGGGACATGGTTGTAAAACTAGCAAAGAATGTTTGGAGAGTTTACATTGCAGGGGATGATGATCAAGCTATTTATGAATGGAATGGTGCTGACGTTGAACATTTTCAAACATTTCCGGGTCGTAATGTAATTCTTAAAAAATCTGTAAGATTGAATAAACAAGTGCACTTTTTTTCTAAATGTCTCCTTTTAGGAATAAAAGATAATCGAATTGAAAAAGAATTTTACTCTAACCAAAAAGAGGGTGAAATATTTTATTGGAATAATTTAAAAAAAGTTCCTTGGGAATTAGATGGGACTTGGTTAGTGTTAGCTAGAATTAATGATGTTAAAAGAGAATTACAAGAACAGGCAAAAGAGTTATCACTTTATTATCAAGATGTGAAAGGTAATAAATCATTTGAAGTAAATCAATATCAAGCTATTCAATATTGGGAAAAAATATGTGAAGGTGGCTCTATTAATAGAGAAGAGGCCTGCATTATGTACGAATATTTATTAAATATAGATCATGGTTTTAGATCTCAAGAAAGCAAAAGATGGAGTTTTGCACATTCAAATCAAGTGTTTAATTTTGATGAATTACACCTCAGATGCGGTATGAGAGAAGATAAAGGAAATTGGCTTGATATTTTTAAAAGAAAATTTAAAGATAGAGATAAGCAATATTTTAAAAAACTTATGCGGGAAAAGATTGATCTATCACAACCACCAAAAATAATTATTGATACTATACATCAAGTTAAAGGAGGTGAAGCAGATAATGTGGTGCTTTCTAGTAAATGTAACTTTCCATCTCATTTTGAAAAAAAAAATAGTAAAGAAAAAGCTAAAGAGTTGAGAGTTTGGTATACCGGGGCCACTAGATCAAAAGGTACTTTACATTTGTTGGGTACTTATCATCAATACAATTTTCCATTAGGGAAATATTATAAAACTTATGAGGCTAATTATGTTTAGAAAAATAATAATAGATGCATTAGAGGACAGATATAATGCGCAAATATCTGAGGCAGAGGCTACAATTAAAATTTATTTAGAAAATCCAGTGGCGATAGGAGAGCATCCTCAACATGTAGATGAGGTGGACAAGTTAATTGAGAAAATAGCTACAGCTGAAGAAAAATTAAAAGTAATACAGGCATTTAAACTATGAGTAATAAAGATATGTTTGAAGAGGCTTTCCCACAAGATAAGCAGGTTGGAGGAAATCATTACAAATTTTTTGAAATTCAGCCGTATGAATTTATATCCAAAAATAAACTTTCTTTTTTTCAAGGTAATGTAATTAAGTATGTGTGTAGATATTTATATAAAAATAAAATTGAAGATCTTCAAAAAATAAAACATTATTGTGATTTAGAAATTTTACGAATGAAAAATGACAAAAGAAAATAAAAATGCACCTTGGGCAAACATGCAATTACTCACATCTATTAAGGAGTCTCATTTAAAGTGGTGTAAAGATAATGGAAGAGATATTACCTGGTACAAAAAAATAAAAAATGAAAAAAAAGAAAAAATTAGTGCAGTGCGAAAAGTGCAATAATGATATTGCAATAATATATTATGAATATTGCGTGTTTTGTGCAGACTGTGCCCTATTAGTGCTTGGAATTCCTT